ATCCTGCCATTGAGAATGCTCGTGCTCTTATGGGAGAGATACTCAACACATTTCCCGATCAGGATCATGATGTGCATATTCGTGTGCACTTGGCGTTTACAAAGACACCGTTGGTGATGACATCACCACAGGTTATGGGTACATTCTATGCTCACATAATGGAACATGTTTCACAAAAAGCACGACAGATGGTTACTAACGAAATTGAGGCAGTGATCAGTCAGGCGCAGCTGGCGGCTCAAAGCGGTGCGATAGACCCGCAAGCCGCACAGCAACAAATTATGGAAGTACAACAGAACATGCAAGACCCTGCTCAGATGGAGCAGTTGATTTCATTGCAAATGGAAAAGGTATTGGCAGATATTTTACCTCAGTTGATGCCAACAGGAAACGATCCGATGAACGATCCATTGGTTCAGATCCGTATGCAGGAACTGGCTCTCAAGCAACAGGACTTGCAGCGTAAGACAGAGGACGATCAAGGTACAATGCTCCTTGAGTTACAGAAAATGCAACAACGTGCAACAACGGATGCTGCTCGAATGGAGAGTCAAGAAGAGATTGCGGAGAACCGTAACGAGGTGAATCGTGAGCGTATTCAAGTGCAAAGAGAAGCCGCTGCTCGAAGGAGTTAGATAGATGTCTGATAAATTACCAAAAGTAAGTATTGCTGTAGTTGGGGTTGTAATAGCCCAGATCGGTGGTTTTATTTGGTGGACTGCACAGCAAGCTAGTACAATACAGAATCTTGAAGAGACGGTGAACGTTTTGACTGTTGAGAATAACGCTACGGATAGGACAAACTTGATGCGAGATGTTGAAGAAAACAAAGAACGCATCGACGAAATTATTGATTACATTGTCGAAGTTGAAGAAGATGGCGGCGAAACGATTGACGAAATCTATGAGGAGTTTGAGGACGTTTACGAAACTCAAGAAGGTTTCCTACTACAGTTCAATCAAATCATCAAGTTACAAGCTAGAATTAAAACGCTAGAAAACACAATGGAATATCTTACAAGACGTCCTATGAATTCTGATGGTAGATAACAATGGACCCCTTAACAATTTTAGCTGGTTTAAAAACTGGTCTGGCTGCTGGTAAAACCGTAGCTGGCCTTAGTAAGCAGATAGGACAATTCTTTGACGCAACTGACCAAGCTAAGAAAACTTTACAGAAAAAAGGTATATCAAGCAAAAGCGCCAATGCTACGGCGTTGGATCGTTGGGCGAAAATTAGACAAGCAGCAGACGCAGAAGCCGAGTTGCAAGAATGGATCACCCAAACCTACGGAAGATCAAAATGGTTAGAGCTATTAAAAATACGCAAGGAAGTTCTAGCAGAAAAGAGGGAAGCGGAAGCTCAAGCCAGAAGGGATGCTATCCAAAGACAGGAGCTAATGGTCACCATAGTGGGCATAGTTGTTTTGCTTATCTTTACGTTCGTGGGAGCTACGGGATATCTTCACTACATGGGTTGGTTGGATGTAAGGGATTACTTTAGATGATTTACGTTTTAATTTTTCTACATTTTATAAGCACAGATCGATTATATTATTATCAAATAGGAACATATTCGGATAAGCAGGAATGCCTAGATCAAGCGGAAAAGGCAAAAATAATGGTGACACACAACAGCATGAAGGTGACTTGCCTAGAAGTGAACAGCCAACAATAGTAGAACGTGGTAAAAAGTTTGCAGCTTACGATAAAAATGGTAAGCTCATCATATTGGGATATAATCGAAAGATAGTACAGGATTACGCAAATGACAGAGTTCGACAAAGCTGACACAAATGGAGACGGTGTTATACAACCTGATGAGTGGGAGAAGCTACGCTTAGAAGAAAGACGTTTAGAGATAAACGACCGGGACTTAAAGAGGGACGCGGAGCGTAGATATACAGGCTTCGCACTCGCAGGAATGCTGATCTATCCGTTTATTATATTACTGGCTAGTGTGCTTGGCTTTGACCAAGCGGCAAGTTTAATTACAGACATTGCATCTGTGTATGTTATTGCGGCATCAGGTGTTGTTGCTGCGTTTATGGGATTCAATGCTTACTCTGCAAAATCAGATAAGAAAACATCCATGAGCATGGAGGGTGAGAAATGACAAAGTTAACTAAGTCAAAGAAAAAAAGTGTTAAGAAAGTTATTAAGGGTTTAAAGAAAGCGTCTAAGCTACATGCTAGTCAGGCAAAGAAACTAAAGAAGGCTATCAAATAATGTTGGGACAATTACTGGGACCAGTCGCTGGTCTAGCTAGTAGCTGGCTGGATGCGAAGACCACTAAGCAAGCTGCGGAAGCAAAGTTAAAACTTACAGAAGCAGAAGCTAAAGCAAAAATACTATTGTCAGAAAAGACAAGCGTTGCCGACTGGGAACGTATTATGGCGGAGAACTCTGGGTCGTCCTGGAAAGACGAATTTTTCGTTATTGTGTTGTCAATCCCACTTGTGCTTGCATTTATTCCGGGCGCAGAGGGACTTGTAGACAGGGGCTTTGAACAGCTTCATAAGGCACCGGACTGGTATTTTTACAGCTTGGGTATTGCAATTTCAGCCTCTTTCGGTGTGAAAGGGTACAAACAGTTTGTAAGGAGAAAATAATGAGTTTCAAACTGAGTAGAAGAAGTCTTGATAGACTAGAGGGAATTGACGACGGCTTACAGGCTGTTGTTAAAATGGCAATAACACTGACCAAAACCGACTTCGGAGTGGTGCAGGGTATGAGAACCATAGAACAACAGAAGGAGTTGGTGGCCTCCGGTGCATCTCAAACGATGCGCTCAAAACACCTTGAAGGTAAGGCTTTCGACATCATGGCGTTTGTGAATGGACGGGCATCTTGGGAATTAAATCTGTATGATGATTTGGCTGATGCAATTAAGGAAGCGGCTATACAGGTAGGTGTCCCTATTTGCTGGGGTGCGGCATGGGCTGTCCCTCAAAAAGGTTATCCAATGGATATTCGTAAGTGGGAAGGCACCATGGAAGAAGCCATGAACGCCTACATAGATCTACGTCGATCTGAGGGTAAACGTCCATTTATCGATGGTCCACATTTTGAACTTATAGATTAGTTAAAGGATAATTTATAATGGATGTTGTCGAACTGGCAAAACACCTGTATAAGAAAATTGAAGAGCGTCAAAACGATATATCAAACGCTCTTTCTTCTGGTTCTGTTCAGAACTGGGAGCAGTATAAAATGTCTGTAGGAGAAATACGGGGTCTTTCTCTTGCAAAGGACGAAATTAAGGCCCTGCTGGAGAAAAACGTAGACGATGTCGAAGACTTTATATCTTCCTGAACATGTCGCGCAGAAAATGAACAAAGAAAAATCTGATAATGATTCTTTGAACAGCGCATATGTAGACGCTAACGAACGGGTGTTAGACCCGTCCCTCTTAGATAAACCGTTACTAGAACGTCTCCCGCAACCAACTGGTTGGCGGGTTTTGGTTATGCCGTATCAGGGCAAAGCTAAAACTTCTAGTGGCTTATATATTCCTGATGAAGTTCGAGAACGTGAAAACGTGGCTACGGTTGTGGCTTATGTTATGAAGCTCGGTCCCTTGGCTTACAAAGACCCAGACAAATTTGGGCCTGGTCCAGAGCCATGGTGTAAAGAAGGTCAATGGGTATGCATTGGTCGATACTCAGGATCACGTTTTAAGATAGATGGTGGAGAAGTTCGTATCATTAACGATGATGAAGTTATTGCTACAATTCTTGAGCCAGATGACATAAAGCAGGTATAGGAGGTAGGTATGTCAGAGGAAGAAAAAGTAACAGAAGAACAAGAAATTTCTGTAGAGACACCAGAGGAAGAAGTACCTCAAGAAGAAGTTAAGGCTGAAACTACTGAGCCTGAAAAGACTGAAGCATCAGGTGAGGAGGAGCTAGAGTCTTATAGTAAAGGTGTACAAAATCGTATAAAAAAACTTACAGAGAAGTATCGTCATGAACAGCGTGATAAAGAAGAAGCTGTTCGCTTATCTCAGCAGCTAAAGAAAGAAAATGAAGATCTTGCTAAACGTGTCAAAGCATTAGATACAGGTTATCTTTCAGAGTATGGCACACGTCTAGAATCGCAAACTGAAGCAGCCAAGCGTATGTTAAAAGAAGCATATGAAGCAGGTGATTCAGATAAATTAGCAGATGCTCAACAGTTATTATCAAACATTGCGGTGGAACAAAATAGATATAACACTGCAAAAGCTCGTGCGGACTCACAAGCAAACGCACAACCACAACCACAACAACAGCAACAACAGCAACAGCAACCTGTTCAACAACGTCCACAACCAGATCCTAGAGCCGTCGCTTGGAAGGATGAGAATACATGGTTTGGCACAGACAGAGTAATGACTGCTGCGGCTATGGCAGTACATAGTCAACTCACCGAAGAAGAAGGGTTTGACCCGAACAGCGATGAGTACTATACTGAAATTGATAAACGTCTACGTCAGGAACTTCCTCAGAAGTTTCCAGGGACGAAAAAATCGGGTGGAGGAAGTCAGGTCGCTTCTGCTGGTAACTCCGCATCCCGCAGTACTAAACAGGGGCGCAGGTCGGTCAAGCTATCGCATTCACAGGTCGCAATTGCGAAAAAGTTGGGCGTACCTCTAGAAGAATACGCTAAATATGTGAAGGATTAAAAGATGGCTGACAGAACACCGCGTAAAAGCGAAACACGAGAAACAGAATCTCGCAGAAAACCATGGGCACCGCCCAGTCACCTTGCTGCACCTGATGCCCCTCCGGGGTATGTGCATCGATGGATACGAGTTGCAATGCGTGGAGAGGAAGACAAAATGAATGTTCACTCCAAACTACGTGAAGGATGGGAACCTGTCCGTGCTGATGAGTATCCAAACTATGAAGCTCCTGTCATCGATGATGGCAAATATCAAGGAGTGATTGGACAAGGTGGTCTGATGCTGTGTCGCATTCCTGAAGAGACAGTTATAGAACGAACTGCGTATTACGGGGGCAGAACCCGCGAACAGATGACTGCTGTAGATCAGGACCTTATGAAGGAACAACATCCTTCAATGCCGATTCAGAATAGTCGGCAAAGTCGTGTAACCTTCGGAGGCCGCGAACGCGACTCCGAGTAAATTAAAGGATTGCTAATATGGCAAATACTAACGTTGCATTCGGACTCCGTCCGATTGGTGTAGTCGGTCAGGGCTACAACACCACTGGTGCGACCGAGTATCGTATTGCTGCTGGCAACACAAACGCGATATACCAAGGTTCTCCCGTTATCCCGCTTTCAACTGGCTTTATTGACATTGTTGGCGCGGCTGCTGGGGGCACTGTAGGTCTCGTAGGTGTGTTCGCTGGTGCGGAATACGTTTCGTCTACCACTGGTGAGAAAGTTTTTTCTAACTACTGGCCCGGATCTGGCGCGGATACTAATTTTCCCGTCAAAGGTTTTGTGTATGACAACCCATTACAATCATTTGTGATTTGTTCAGACGCTACGCTAACTAGCGCATCATCTGCACAAGGACATGTGTTTACTAATGCTAACTTCGCAGACGGTGCTGCTGGTTCAACAACCACAGGTATCTCTTCTGCTAAGTTGGGTGTCAGCACACTCGGCGTCACCGCAAACTTGAATCTGAGAATTATGGGTTTCCAAGATGACCCTGAAAACTCAGACTTCGCTGCGGCTGGCATTCCTGTAATCGTTCGTTTAAACAACTCCTTCAATTCACCGAATGGTGCTATTGCAGGTGGTACTGTTTCAACGACTGGCGTGTAAGGAGACTGAAATATGGCTATTTCTCGCGCACAACTAGCGAAAGAGTTGGAACCCGGTCTCAACGCCTTGTTTGGTATGGAGTACGATAGGTACGAAAACCAACATGCAGAGATCTTCACAACAGAATCTTCTGATCGAGCATTCGAAGAAGAAGTTATGTTGAGTGGTTTCGGAGCAGCACCAACCAAGTCGGAAGGTTCTGCTGTAAATTTTGACGACGCTAACGAAGCATACACTGCTCGTTACAATCACGAGACTATCGCACTTGCGTTCTCAATTACTGAGGAAGCAGTCGAAGACAATCTTTATGATCGTCTTGGTTCGCGTTATACTCGTGCGTTGGCTCGTTCAATGGCACACACAAAGCAGGTTAAAGCTGCTTCAATTCTGAATAACGCTTTCACAGCAGGTGCTTCTGCTGGTGGCGACGGAGTTGCATTGTGTGATGCGTCACACCCGCTCACAAGCGGTGGTACGTTTGCTAACGAACCAGCAACTGCTGCTGATTTGAACGAAACATCTCTTGAAGATGCTTTGATCAACATTGCAGGTTTTGTTGATGAGCGTGGTCTTAAAGTTGCTTTACGAGGCACAAAGTTAATCATTCCGCGTCAGCTACAGTTTGTTGCTGAACGTTTGATGGTATCTAACTTACGTGTTGGTACAGCGGACAATGATGTAAATGCTCTAAGATCAATGGGTATGTTGCCAAACGGTTATGCCGTTAATGACTTCCTAACTGATCCTGATGCATTCTTCATCATGACAGACGCACCTCGTGGAATGATCCACTTTGAGCGTACTCCAATGTCCACTGGCATGGAAGCTGACTTCGACACAGGTAACATGCGCTTTAAAGCTCGTGAGCGTTACAGCTTTGGGTTCTCAGACCCACGTTGTATATTTGGTTCACCTGGCGCATAATCTGTGCTATAAATGAGTTAGTCTTTTTTGCAAAGATTACCTTTCTGATGACTGGGGCAACTTCGGTTGCCCCTTTCTTTTTATATTTCCTGTGGTATAGTGTTGTTATCCCTGACAGTGACATGGGGTCACTGACTTAACCCAGACAGGAGATCGACATGGGTACAACAACTTTTTCAGGTCCTATTAAAGCTGGGACAATAAAGGATACTACAGGTACAACTGTAGGAACCAATAAAGCAAACGTAGGTTTTGTTCGAATGGCGCAGACAGCGTCTTGGTCACAGTCTACTACTGCTGCGGATACAGGAATCGTTATTCCTGCAAACAGTCAAATCATGGAAATAAGTATTTACATCACCACTGCGTGTGCGGCGGCGAATATTAGTATGGGTACAAGTGCCACCTCTACGGAGTTGTTTACTGCGTTAGCCGCAGGTACAGCAGCCGACGTAATCAAGCTTGGTTCTGCTGGAACAATTACAGATGCAGATACTTGGGTAGACATTGGAACTGCTGATCTTCCGATCTTCATAGATTTCTCGGCGGGTACGACAGGCAGAGGTAATGTCACGGTTGAGTATATTCAGGGCATCAATAACGCCTAGAGGAGGTAACACATGGCTGCTTCTATATTTACAAAGACAGCTACTGCCACTGGAGACTTACACACAGGCAGGACTCGTTTAAAGGCTTTCTATGTAAAGACAGCCTCAAGTGGGTCCCCTCAAGTAGTTTTCAAAAACGGTAGCGGTGGAGCGACGTTGTTAGACATGGTGTTCAACACCTCGGATGACTCACAAATATCTATACCGGATCATGGCATTATCTTTGATGATGATTGCCATGTAACCCTAACTAACATCACTTCGATAACTGGATTTTTCGGGTGAGTGTAAAGGAGATAAAACATGGCTGACGCAGCTACAGTAGTCATGAAGACTACGATTCTACCGGACGAGATAGCTAAAACTATCGAAGCCACAACCACTGTTTCGCCAAAAGATGCGAACGACAAGTGGTATTACAAACTAACCAGTGTTACAGCCGCAAGCACGGATTTGATGCAGGGTTATTACACAGATTATACGGCGGTAAATGCTAACGCAAACCCCGGCACTGTGGCGACAGGTGATAAGGTTGAATTTATCTACATCAAAAATACAGATGCAGCTAATGATATCTATGTTGTTTTTAATGCTGGGACTGTAGCAAACACCACTACAGACGCTGTTAAGATAAGTCCTAACCAGTCGTTCTATGGTAGATACCCGAATGCAACAGTTGCTGACGTACACGCAATTGGTCACGATGGCTCTAGTGCCGCAACTGCAACTTGTATTGTTTGTGCATTACTGGATGACATTGCATAGGGATTAGCTAAATGGCTAAGATCGACAAGTCTAAGATGAAATGCAACAAGCCGAAACGTCAGGTTTCAGGCGGTAAGAAGTTTGTTGTAAAAGCTTGCGATAAAGGCAAGGAAAAGATTGTTAGATTTGGCGATGCCAATATGACTATTAAAAAATCAAACCCTAAACGGCGAAAGTCGTTCAGGGCCAGACACGGTTGTGACAAAGGTACGTTGGATAAGTTAAAGGCCAGATACTGGTCTTGCAGAATGTGGTGAATCAAATGGATAAAAACGTTCAGCTTTTATTTTGGGGCGCGGGGTTATCTCTTTCATCTGTTGGGCTTATCTGGATGATTACTACCCTTGTTACCGTAGACAAACGAACAGAGGTTATGGATGTAAAGATCGATCACCTGGTTCAGTCTGTAGAAGAACTAACGGAAAGGAAGTTTAGTTTTGATAAGTCGTGGACAAACATCATTCCAAGTATCCAAGTCACCTCGGAGACAAACTAATGGCAAAGAAGAAATCAAAAAAAGACGCATGCTATCACAAGGTAAAAGCTCGGTACAAGGTGTGGCCCAGCGCCTACGCTTCGGGGGCACTCTCAAAGTGTCGCAAAGTCGGGGCAAGCAATTGGGGAAACTCTACTAAGAAAGCCGCCGAAGGCGGTGTAATGGCTGCGATTGATAATCCTAAAAGACCGCCAAAAAGAAGTTTTAGAGAAGGCGGTGGGTTTATTGCTGCTGGTTGTGGTGATGTCAAAGAGAAGAACCGTAAGGTTACGAGGATATTCTAATGGCAAAGAACTCCCTTCAAGAATGGTTTGGACAGAACGATGGTAAGGGTTGGGTGGACTGTAAGACAGGAAAACCCTGTGGTCGTCAAAAGGGGGAGAAGCGTAAAGGCTATCCTGCTTGTAGACCTACAATGGCGCAGTGTACTTCTGCTGCGAAAAAGAAGAAGTCTTCTAAGCGAATAAGTTGGAAGGCTAGTGGCGGTGGCTTAGTAGCCACCAGAGGTGTTAGAGTTTTCTAAAGGTGTTGGGATGAGCAATATAGATAAAGATTTAAAAGAAATAGAAGATAAAATTTCTAATTACTTTAAGTTGTTAAAACTTCCAAACACAAAATCTTGGGAAAAATCAACGAACGGAGAAAAAGATAAGACAAAATCGAAGAAATATGTATCGGGTGGTAGAATAACTGAAAAAGGCACTAGAATTTTTTAAAGGAGAAGCACTATGATGAAGAAGAAAGGATTCCGTGGCGGCGGTAAAATGAAGACCAAAGGGTACTCCGCTGGTGGTAAGATGAAGACCAAAGGTTATAAAGCTGGTGGTAAGATGAAGACCAAGGGCTACAAGGCTGGCGGTAAGATGAAAAAAGGTTATCGTCTTGGCGGAAAAATGATGTCCAAGGGCGGCGTAGTCGGCGGAAAAGTAAGAATATTCTGAACAGATGCCGTATTTACAAAGTAATATACCTTATTTCAAGGCTTGGGTTCGTCGTGAGTACACCCATAATCATGAGAAATATCACGGCGAGTTTCTCCATGCTATGGTGGTTGCAGTTACAACCATACCGAATAGATCTCTAAGTTTTCAAGTAATCTTCACAGGATGTGAAGCTGAAGACCAAGAGGAAGATACGATTCACGGCGGTGCGATGTGGGCTAGAATGCCTATAACTGCCTTGGTCGCAGATATACCTTTAGAAGAATGGCCTGAACCTATGGCAACGCATGATGCCCAGCCTTGGGATTGTTCTTCTCATAATCACTCTGTTTACGTTTTGGACAGGGCTACACCGTGTCCTTGGTTAGCTAAGATTGATGGTCAGATGTTTCCTTCTAAGTATTTGTTTACTGTAGATTACACTGAAAGCGAGATTGGTGATGATCCTGCACAGCATAAACAGAGTCATGTTTTACAGCTTTTAGATGCTGGAGAGTGGACGGGTAATATTGTTGCGCTACCAAATAATAGAGTGCGTGTAACGCACCCAGCTTGGTTTGCGTTGGGAGAGGGTGCTCCTGATTTCAAACCCTCACAACATATACACTATTCAAAAAGTGATTTAGACTATACACTAGATGTAAACCGAGTGTTCGATAATCTGTATAATGAGGATGAAAAATGAAATCTATTAGTAAATCAGAGAAACCAGGACTAGCTGCTTTAGCGAAGGAAGCTCCTGAAGTTGTAAGAAGTATGGTAAAAGGTTCTTATAAAATCACAAAAAAAGAGGGCGGTAGGGTGACGTCTTTTAAAAATGGCGGCGCTGCGATAGTTAAGACCAACCAGAAACCACATATGAGTTAAGCTATGACAACTTCAGGATCAAGAGACTTTGAACTCGATGTAGCTGACATCATCGAAGAAGCGTATGAAAGGTGCGGAATAGAGGTCCGTACAGGCTACGATGCAAAGACTGCTCGTCGGTCTCTTAACCTGATGTTTGCAGAATGGGCTAACAGAGGTTTGAATCTCTGGACTATACAACAAGCAACACTCACTCTTACTAAGGGCCAAGCTCAAGAGACGTTGACGCCCGATGTGGTTGATCTTCTTGAGGTGGTGTTACGACGTGACGGTACAGACTTTGAACTGAGCAGAGTTAGTAGGGGCGAGTATCTAACAATCCCTAATAAAACTACGGAGGCTCGTCCAAGTCAGTATTACTTTGACAGAAAGATTGACCCCGTTATTAATATTTGGGCTACCCCAGAAAACTCAACAGATCAGATAGTTTATTATTATGTGCGACGAATCGAGGATGCTGATACTCTTACTAATACTACTGATATGCCTTTTCGTTTCTATCCTTGCATGGTGGCTGGACTAGCATATTACTTGGCTATGAAACGTTCGCCAGAGCGTATTCAGTTGTTAAAGTCTGTTTATGAAGAAGAGTTCCAACGTGCCTCTGATGAAGATGAAGATAGAACACCTCTGAAACTGCAACCTAGTATACAATACTTGAGGGTATAATGGCGTATGCGTCCGGTAAGAAAGCTTTTGGTATATCAGATCGATCCGGTTTTCGGTATCGACTCAGAGATATGCGTAAGGAATGGAACGGATTACTTGTAGGTAAAGATGAGTTTGAACCAAAACATCCACAGCTTAGATCTCCTCGTGTAGGTGCAGATCCTCAAGCGTTAAGAGACGCCCGTCCAGAAACGGGGTTAGCCAGTCAAAGAGCAGTGCAGTACGGCTTTAGTCCTGTAGGATTTAGAACAATACCAGGATTAATCGAAGAGAATGATTTAGTTGCAACGGGTCAAGTTGGTACGGTTACTATTTTCTTTCCTGAAGCTTTAGGTACACAAGGCACAGGACAAGTAGGAAACGTAACAGTAATTGTTCCTTCTTCAACAACAGTTTCTATTTCTGGGTTTGCTTTCTTAACACCTTCTGTAGGCTCTGTTACGGTTGCAACAGCGGGAGGTGTAAGCATTCCGGTTACAGGTTCTAGTGGCACGGCTTCTGCTGGCTCTGTGACTACTTTAATAGCGAATGTAATCGCCGCAGTTACAGGTTCTAGTGGCACGGCTTCTCTAGGTTCTGTGACTGTTACAACAAATGTAACTAACTTTGCGGTTACTGTAGCTTCTGGTACAAACGTATATGGAAGTGGTAATAAGTACTATATTAATGGCTCTGTATCACCTACTCTTACGTTAAATGAAGGTGATACATACTGGTTTGACCAGAGCGACTCCAGCAATAGTGGGCACCCCTTACGTTTTAGCACAACTGCAAACGGAACGTGGGGTGGAGGCTCTCAATACACCACGGGAGTTACGACAGTGGGAACTCCTGGTAGTGCAGGAGCGTATACGAAGATAACAGTTGCTTCTGGTGCGCCCACGTTGCATTACTATTGTACCAACCATTCAGGTATGGGAGGCCAAGCGAACACACCATGAGTTTTACATTTGATAGTTTGAAGCAAGCAATACAAGATTATACGGAAAACTCGGAGACGACTTTCGTAAACAATTTACCTGTGTTTATACGAGCCGCTGAAGAACGCATACTAAAGAACGTTCAGTTGAATTTGTTTATGCGTAATCAGCAAGGTACGATGACGGCTAACAATCAATACCTTGGTGCCCCTAGTGATTTTTTAGCTCCGTTTTCTATAACAGTAACGGTAAGTGGTAAGAAACAATTTCTTGAGTTTAAAGACCTTTCTTTTATAGAAGAGTTCAACCCTGATTATACTGTAACAGGAGTGCCAAGATACTACGCTCAGTTTGATGTAGGCAACTTTATTGTTGCTCCTACTCCTAATCAGGACTACGCGGTTGAAGTTCAGTACTTGTTTAGACCTGCCAGTTTAACTTCTGGTGCTGGCACAGGCACTACCTGGTTAAGTGATAACGCTGATTTAGCAATGTTGTATGGTTCTTTAGTTGAAGCATACATTTTTATGAAGGGTGAGCAGGACATAATGGCTCAATATAATCAACGGTTTAATGAAGCTGTGATTGGGCTAAAGATGCTTGGAGAAGCAAAAGAAACTACGCAAGACTATCGCGTTGGTAAAGTAATAAGGCCGAAACAATAATGTTTAAATTAGATTTTAATGTCTCAGACGATCCAATCGTCAACGTACAAACAACACAAAATCGAGGATTTAGTCCCGATGAGGTTGCAGAACGCTGTGTAGAAAAACTGATTAGCGTGTCGGATGATGCACATCCCGCTATCAGGGATCAAGCAAAAGCGTTCCAAAAGCACATGGAAAAAGTGGTTGCATTTTATATGCGCGAAGCTATTCGCAGTGACCGCACAAC